TGATCTTTCTTCAAAGCTATTTGATTTAGATTAACTTTTTTTTTCTTAATCACTTCAACTTCTCCACCTATAACAATCTGATGCTCTTGCACTAACTGCTTCAACCTTACCTCCAACTGATCCCGGCTCATGTTATCAATCTTATGTATCTTCAACTCCTTCCTATCCACCATAAGACCGGCAAGCTTTGCTCTGGCTATCTCTGCCGTTACCGCTGGACCATAGGATCCATCCGCTAACGCAACGTCTCTAATCTCTCCGAGCTTCCTCGCGATACCCTCATAAGTAATTTCATTCTTCGTTCGCTGTACGGCCTTCAAAGATCGCATCTTCTCTTGCACATGAGCGTACTCCGGGTTAATCATCAACCGAGTGGCCGACACTCCAGGATTCTCATACCCAGCCAAGTGAGCGCACTTAGTCTGATTCCAATCCTGGTACACCATGAGATCCACAAACTTTTCTTGTTTCTTTGTTAGCTTTTTACTTTTCATAATTTATGTTTATTAATTGTTTCATGTTTGTTTCTCTAAGAGAAGCTATCTCCTCTACAGATAAGGTGTGTGTATACACCTTTCTATAGTTCTCTATAGAGATGCACGTGCGCACAGCTGCACGTACCAGTGTTTATGCACCTTTCAGCGGTGCATGTGCATATGTGCAGGTATGTGCAACTGCACAGCCACACACCCTATAGAATCCCTTAAGGATGTACCTCTCAAGAGGGCATGTGCAATTCGCCCTTTTGCCGTTGCACAGCCGTTTACACACATCCAATAGACACTCCAGTATACACTCCAATACACACATCATTTGTTTTTTCTCCTCATAACTTCACCGATAATAATATAAAAATCCCCAACATTACGATGCAATTAATCAATAAGAGCAAAGATAGAAGGCTGTGATACCAAACCCACCTGGCCTGATATATTTCTTTCTCTGTGTCGATATCTGATCTTTTTTCTATGAATTTATCTATCCAGTTCATTCTTTCTCTCCTCTTCTAATATAGCCATGCCTATGTGATAGATGATCTGAGGCACGATTGAGTTGCCCAATGCTTTGAGTCGGTTGACTCGATCGGGTATCTTCTCCGCCACCCTAGGGATGTCGGGTTCCGTTATGAATCCTTGATGTCCGTCCAACCTGGCGGATACCCCATCATCCATTCCACCCAATCCGGGTTGAGTGTTCCCCTCCCTGTGTTGCGTATCTCCGGTGAGTTCCCTAGCATCCTTTGCATCTTGCCTGTCGGCTTGCCCGCTGCGTCCTCGTTCGCCCCCGGAGTGAGGAACATCTTCGCCTGTTCCTTTAGAGCTACGCTCTCCTCCAGATTCGCTTTGTACCCCGCCTTCTCTATTCGATTGAGTGCTGCGTCCATTGTTATTGTCGCTGCTACCTCTGACGCTCTCGGTGTTGGGTACATCTTGCTCTTCACTGCCCCTGAGAGTTTGCTCTTCCTCGCCAGTTTCTCGTAGTCCGTGTTCTCCCCTGTGTCCTTGTAGTCCCTCGCTGCTGGAGTCGGCCACATCTTTTGATTCTCCCACTCTATCGACTTGATTGTTGTCAGTTCCTTGTCGTACTTGAGTTCCTTTAGATGAGGCTTGATTGCTTCCCAATCCTCTACCGATGGATGACTGAACCCTGCTTTGTCCTTCCTGAACCAATGCTCTATTGTTGTCTTCTTTAAGTCCGTCTTCTCTGCTAGTTCCTTCATTGTCGTTTGACTCCTTAGATAAGCCACGAACTCCTGTTGCTCCGGAAGATACGGTCTCTCTGTCATCTGATGATCTTGATACAACTCCATCAGCTCCGGGTTGTTGAGAATCTCCTCCATCATGACCTTGTCCGACAGAGTCTTTTGTATCGGTTGCCCCGATGCTCTGTGAGTCTTGCCCTGTAACATCTTGGTTGCGTGTTTCAGAGAGTCCTCCTTCGTGTCCATTGTCGTTGGAGTTGGCCACATCTGTACTTCGGTTGCTAGGTTGCGAACCCCGCCTGTCACTCTTCCCTCTTTTTTTCTTTTCTCCATTCTTTTGTTTGACGTCTCGTAGTTCTCGTTGCCGTTGTTTGCCCTTGGTGTCGGCCACATCTTTTGATTCTCCTGATACTCCACTAGTGCGTCCAGTCTCACTCCAAACTTCGTCCCTGTTGTGTTGCTCTGGCGATAATACTTTCCGTCCTTCTCCTTGACTGTTCCGCTTCCCCCCTTGTAATCCCTTGAACTCGGAGTCGGCCACATGTCCGCTTGTTTCATGTCCTTTATCGGATACCCGTAGTCCACTTGCTCCGCTAGAGATCCTGGAGGTACTGTCTTCCTCCCCCTGTCGTTTCTCATCTTCTCTCTCTTCTCCATTCCCTCCTCTGATCTCTTCGATATGTTCGTTGCACTTGGAGTTAACCACATCTGCACTTGTTGTTGCAATGGAGGTTTCTGACCCCCTCCCGGATGCTTCTTCCGCGGTTGGTTTATGTTGTTGGATTCGAAAGCTGTCGGTGTACTCCACATCTCTGGTTGCCCCGATTTCTGTATCTCCTCCGTTGGCCAGAACTTCACGAACCGATCCAGACTCACGCTCTTGCCTGTCATTGGATTCACCGCTTCCGTGCTCGTTGATTGTCTCTCTATGTGATCCGATGCTGTCGCTGTTGGAATCATCTTTCGTGATTTTACCGAGGATCCAGACTCTTTCTCTACGATGGGGAGCTTCGACACCGCAAGCTGGAATAATAAACGATTGCGTGGCGTAACCTTCGGTTTCCAAGTCAAGACACACATCATCGAGTGCCACGTTGACGAAGCCACCAACGTTTTCGACAATGACCCAAGTGGGTTTTTTGTGTTTAATAATTTCATACATGTACGGCCAGAGGTGTCTGTCATCTTCCTTGCCTTTTTGCTTCCCGGCGAGGGAGAACGGCTGACAGGGGATTCCTCCACAGATGAGGTCAAATTCTTGAATAAGTCTTGTTGGTTCATTTCCAATCTCCTTTAGGTCTTTATATATTGGCACATCAGGCCAATGTTTATTTAATACTTTACCGCAAAATTCATCATACTCACAAAAAGCTACAGTATCAAAACCACCTGTAGCTTCTAGTCCTAAGCTGAATCCTCCGATCCCGGAACACACATCCAATATCTTAATCATTTTATTTTACCTTTCTTTACAAGTCTTCTGTAAGTTCTAGAGTTTTGATCTAGCTCAGTTACAGAGGTATTAACGTATTGATTGAGTCTTGTTTTTCTGTCTGTAACTCGAACATAGTTATTTATTTTTTTGTACTGTTTAAGCGATTGATTGCACTCAGAACAAGTAAGATCAATAGTTATTTCAGCATTACAACACCACGAATAATTATTCATTATGTTTCTCCTTTTTTCCTAAACATTTAAACACTGCACACAAGATTAGGAACTTAAAGAGTGGGTGCTTTTTGTCTTCATCAAATTTTTTCTGTGTCTTGGGTAGATACGGAGAAATCTTGCGAACTAAAAGTTCATCTACGTATGAGTAATCACAGTTAAAACATACTAAAGATATAGTAGGTTCAACAGTCATTCCCCATTTAGATTGATTACATTCTGGGCATTTTTGATTTTTTGCGTTTTCCATTCTTGACAGCATATTGTCAAGATAGTTTTGATTTTCTTTTTGTAACATTATTTCTCCTCCTCTTCAATCAAACTATTTAACTTATCAATTGTATGAGGTCGCATAGTTTCCCCTGTATGCCAACGCATCAAAGTTCTAAAATCTACAACCTTACCAACCAACATTCTATATGCCTGTTGTTCTCCATAACCTGCACTCATTAAGATTTTTACTTTTTTATCCACTTGTTCACGCAATTTAAGTTCTGTTTCTTTTCTCTCATTCAAAAGTTTCTCTATTTCTTCAAACTTCATTCTTTCTCTCCTCTTTTAATATCTTAATCATTTTTACTCCAAGGTTTCTCCATTTTATTATCTTCCAAGTAGTACCATGTGTTCTTACCAGGAATGCTATGAGTCTTTACTTTATCTCCTAGATACTTCTGAACGTGTGACACTCCATACCTTGCTGCCCTTTCTCCTGAAGCCAAGTCTTTCTCTTTCAATGCTCCACGAGCCAACAGCTCTAGCTCTTGTCTTGTATAAAATTTGTACGAACTCATTGCACCAGCTATGACTCTAGCTATCTCTACTTCATCAGGACTGTCTTGTGCGTCTACTGTTCTAAAGAAGCCACGCTCAAAGTCGAAGTAAGCCAGATGTTGATCAGGCTCTCTTGCGTTTCTTGCTTCGTAGAACAATGTGACGTTAGGCTTTGTGCCTGACAGCTTGACACCTGAATCCATCCAACCAGCAAAGGCACTACCACCACGAGCAGACATGAACGACAGATCGTCTGCCCTTTCCTTGCCTGTGTGATGAGCGATGATAACTGCTACCTTGAACAGTTCTATCAGCTTATCTATTCTAGACAACATCTCATGTATCTCTGAGTTGGAGTTCTCCTCGCCACTAAAGAAGTTAATGATAGGATCAATCATAACCAAGTCGGGCTTATGATATTCAATACTCTCTGCTATAGCGTCCATGTCTCCATCTCTCATGATGTTCTTTCTTAATCTTCCGGATGCTATTAGGTTTGATTTACCCAAGTTGTACAACTCAGGGTCATGATGAAAAGGTTTGTAGTACATCTCTATTCTTTTCTTTAAGAACTCATGGATGATCTCTGCCTGTAACCACATAACCTTAAGAGGTCTAGAGAACTGTGTCCCCATAAACTCTGTGCCTGTAGTAGCAGAAGCAGCGAAAGCTCCAAGCCAATGAGACTTACCAATCTTAGGCTTACCCAATAGTAAGACTCTTGATTGCTCAAACACAAATGCATCTCCC